GCGTTATAGGCTTTCTCCAAGGAATCGACAGTCGGGTCTACGAGATTCAACTCGGCGAGTTTGTACTTCATAATCCGTTCGTTCTGTTCTCCCCCCGGCCAATCGCTGGATTTAAGGAACTCAGTTACGGCAGTAGTCCACGCATCGTTCTGCTTGGTGGAGATTTTCTCATCGAGCACTTCTTTGAGAGCCTCCACCTTGATGCCCCGCTTTTCGAGATAGGTGTCAAGGGTGCCGCTCTTTTCCAAGTAATCATCGAGGCTGATTTTGCCAACCTGATAATCCAACTGGAGAGCAACCCGGTCATCGGCGGTGAGAACCTTCTTAGCTGCGACGGGCTCTGCCTTCTTCTCCGGAGCGAGTGCATTCTCATGAGCGGCGATAGCGGCCTTTACCTGCCGGTTGATGTCCCCGGCACTGTCGCCTTCGAACTTGTAAGATTTGCCACCGATTACAAAGGTGTCCTCAAAGGAGAACTTATCTTTGGGCTCTTCCTTTGCTGCTTCCTTTGTCGCTTCACCCTTAGGAGGAATGACAATGTTTTGTTTGAGGGCCTCTTCCGCGATAATCTGACGAATCTCTTCAGGCGTAGTCGCCTTATCGAGAGCCGTTTCTAACTCTGGAGTTACATTTACTTCTGCACCCGGTGGGGTGATTTCCTTCTCTGTTACTGGCATACTGCTGCTCCTTCATTCCTTGTCTGTTCTTCGTGTTGAAGTATCCTGACTCTTAAGTCGTCAGCCATATCAGCCGTTGCACGACTGAAGGGGTCTTCTGAATCCATGAGAACGGCTGCTTCTTCCACACCCGCTTGAACCGCCTGTTGGATACCGTTGAACAATCGTTGATGTGATTTCTTAGCGGCCCGGAAGGCGATGCTTCTGGCAACAAGCTCATCCCGGTCCCACCCCTCGAAGTTAACCAAGGCATCTTCAGCAATCTTTACAGTCTGCTCCGAGAGCGCCACCATATCGTTCCAGCCGGGATGGGCTATAAGGGAGTGCAGCCGATTGGCTCGGTCAACGGCTAGGGTAGTCCGGGGCTCGAACGGCCTGTCTACAGTTACTGGCACTTAAATATCTCCCGTCGTTCCTGTTGACCCGCCGCCGACGAAGTTCGCATCGGACTTCTGGAACTGAGCGCGGTCAGCACGGTTTAAGGCATCCTCTTCGACCGTGTGGCCGTGCTTCTGGTCTTGTGCGTTCGACTTGAGCGTTGCTTCACCCGACTTCAACAACAAACGGTTCTCCGCTTGGTTGTTGTCGATTTCTTTCTTCGACTCGGTTTGAAGACTCAACATCTTCTCCGCAGGAGGAGGCGTTTGCTGGCTTGCAGCATAACGCTGCTTGTCCTCATCATTCATAGGTTGAATGACATTCTCGCGGTACGGAAGCCCAGTGCTGTCGATGAGGGCTTTGTAAAATTCAGCGACATTCAACTTCAACGCCTGAACCCCGAGGAGTTCAACCGTGCCGGGGCTTTGAATCATCGTTTGAATAAACCCGATGAGTGAATTCAACTGTGTCCGGGCACGGAGCCTTGTTGCTGCTGAGACAGTCACAATGTACTGACCATTAGCAACCGAGAGCGGGTCAATCTTCTTGACGCTGGCGGAGAGTTCATCGCTGAGCCACTGCTTGATTTGACTCGGCTTCAGCTTGTGATTTTGTTCGATGATGTATTCGATAAAGGGCACAAAAATGTTATCCGCAATTTGGTCGATGAGGTCAGTCGTTTTAACTCCCTCACCCGCGATTACCGCGTTAGCAGAAGCTGGATTTCTGAGGTCACCGGGCTTACCGGCGTTCTGTCCCGTGGCCGAGATACCGGCACCGGAGATGGCTACCGCCCACGACTTCACTTGTTCAATGACACCAAGTGGCTCAAGGCCGATGGTGTTACGTGTCAAAGGTTCAATCTTCTTTCCGGGGTCGGACTTCATAATCTTGCCGGGGAAAATCCACTGCGCCTGAGCCGAGTTATTCATACCAGCATCCGTGCTGTAGACACCCATCAAATTCAGATTCAAATCATCGAAAAATGCGTTCACAATTCCCTGCCCGATGCGCTGAAAATCTGTCAACCAAAATCCGAGACCGTAGCCGTAGAAGCTGTCAGGGGCCTCACGAAACACGAAGCTGAGAAATGGAATCTTAGCCATATCATGTGGTTCGTTGTAGAGAACATGCTGGCTCTCCAAAATCATGCAGTGGCGATATGGTGTCCAGTAATCAAATACTTCCCAATTCTTCGCCAGCGGGTCAGCTTTGGAGTGGTCAGCATCTTCCGGATAGGCTTTCTGCGGTGTCACGGTCTGCTGAAAGATGGAGTTACCTGAGTTACCGCCCTGCGTATCGAGTACATTGGAGGCCGTCGAATCCACCTTCATGGGCGTGGTAAGGGCGATAAGCTGCTCACGAGTGGGGATATTGAACCCATCGGTATCACGGAACTTGTCGAGGTCATAGGTGTTGGGATAAATCAACCGGCCAGCCCATCCAGCCGTCCAGATTTCACCACGGCGGCAAGCAGGGTCTACACGTAGACGGCGTATCGGCACATGTTCGAACTTCGCTTGATTGAATTCGATGATGTGGTCGGTGTAAGTCTCAGTATTGTCGATGTCGCCACCCTGAATTGTGAGTGAACCACCGGCCACAGCCACACTGGTGTTCTGGTGCTTGTTCCTTATCTTTTTGACATCCTGTTTGTACTGTTCCCATCCGAATGTGGCGACACCCGTGCCATAGAGAAGGCCATCGTAGGCAACGTGGCGCATTTCCTGTTTGAAAGCAGTTCCACGGAACCCGCACTTTTTGAATTGGGCTCTAACCAAAGCTGTTTCAGCCGCTGCGGTGTCTATATCTGTTCCAGAGGTTGGGTCAAGCATAAAAGGCTGGAATCCGGCGAACAAAGACTCTTGAACGACGCCTAGCATCGAATAGAAATGCTCTGCAAGGATGGGCAATCCAAGGTGGGAACGGTATTGGTCACTTCCCTTCCATTTGACTGGCTCTACGTGGGCGCGAAGCATCAATTCAGCGATATTCCACGACCCGATGAGGCCGCGTGATGCCTCAAATGCCTCTGAAAGGAGCCGATTCTGCGTGGCTTCCTTCAACATACTTAAATCGCTGCGGTCTTGGTCAGGGAAACCAACATCTCGCTTCTCAATGGGGAGCGCCAATTCGCCGGGTGTGACTGCACCGGGGAGGTCGAGAAGGCGAATCTGTGCTAGGTTGTCAAGTTCGAGTGCCATAGTTCCTCTATCTATGCGGGTCAAAGTCCGCTAACTGTTAAATACTGTTAATTTAGTAAGTGCCGGGGATTCTTGTGTCATACCCAACATCTTCCGGTGGAGCATTCAACCTCCGGATAAATGCCAGCGGGGAAATGCCCTGCGGTTGAGGGAGGGCATCCTGTGCGAGACCCGTGGGAGCTTCACATACGAATCCAAGGCAGTCGGCAAAGTCATCATGACGACCGAGCTTCGGCCACCGTTTTAACTGTGTCGTGAGTTGGTCGTAACCGGGTATATGCCCGTAAATCCAGAGACGACGTTGTGCAAGCACACCTTTGATGGCTCCGATGCGTACCTTCTTGGCATCCTTGTTGTTGCTGCCCTTCAGCCATTCAATCGGGAGTTTTTGGACATTGTGGTCCCGAGCAAAGATGTCAAACACCGTCTGAAATGTCGTCCACGCGGGGATACGCTCAAGCCAGACAATTCCGGGGCGGTGTTTCAAAATCAGGGTGAACAATTCGTCGGACATTTTCATTGCGTCCCATTGCCCATAGGCACAGTCCACGACGTAAAGTTGTCCAATCCAATAGCGGACGACCAGCAAGACCGTCATATCGCGTTTGTCGTCGCCCACATAGCTGAGGTCTCCCATGATGAAACAAGGTGCCTGTAGGGCGGTTGGATACTGCTCTTGGTGGAACACCGTCTGTGCCCCAAGCAACTCATCCGTGAAGGTCTGGTCGCCTTCCGCGATGGGGTTATTTTCATATTGGCAAGCGAAGAACTCAGTGCCGATGCGGATGCGCTCCGCTTGTAAAAACTCGACACTGTGACCCTCTGTACGCCCGTCCTTGCAGCGGAACCTCGGGAACAATACTCCGATGGCTCCGGAGTCGATGAAGTGCTTGCACAGGCACGCTGAGGCAGCGCAGGGGTGCTCAATGTAGTTCGAATCGAAGTCATGCTCCACATCTTTGTGGCCGCAGACTTTGCAGATTTTTACCCAACAAGACTTAATCGAAATAATCCATGGGTCGGTGCCGAGTTCGGCTAACTCCAACTTTGCGAGGTCTTGAATCTCTTCGTAAAGGTCTCCGAAGCTGTAGCGAGTTCCAGTGACATACATGAATCCATCTGGTGCCAACAGGGGGCAGATGTCTCGATAAGCCTGAATGCACTTCTGAAGTAGCTTGATGGAGGAGTAGTTACCGTCGTTTACCAAGTCATCCGTGAAGATAACGTCGAAGTGCATGGACGCTTTTGTCGAACGGGCGGTCGAAATCATCATGGTGGGTTCGGCGAACGTGGTGTTCGCCCTACACGGCACCGTGAACTGTGACATGTTCCCGAGCTTGTCGCCAACGAACTCGGGGAATAGCTCTCGCAGCTTCTTCGGCGGCGATTCAAAGAACTTCTTGACGCGGCCAAGTTGGAGCATGGCGAGAGTGTCGCTGCCGGACAAAAAGCAGATTCTGATGTCTTTGTAGTTGAGAATGAGTTGAATGATTTCAACGATGATGGATGAGGTTTTGAAGGTACCCCGGCTCCATAGAATCATGCGCTTCTTTTTTACTAAGTCGAGGTCGTAGAGGGGCACGCCGGGATTCTTCTTGAGGAACTTTTCAAAGAGCCACTTATGGGGGATTTCCTGAAAATCCATCTCCATGACTTCGACGCCGAGATACAGGTGGTCGGTGAGGGCGCGGTAACGCTCCTCCGCCCACTTGGTCTGTGCGGCCTTAGAAAGTTTTTTGTAAGCCGTGACAAATCCGGGTGGAAAGTTTGTCATGTCCACTTGGTAGTCCATGACAAATGTCCTAACTGAAGAGAGTTACCTGAGCCTTCGAACCCGTCGAGGATGTGTCGATGAAAATACGGCTGGCGTCCACATTCTGTGCCGCGTTCTCAGGTCCGCCGAACCAGATGTTGTTCTGAGCGCCACTCACCCAAAGCAACTGTGTGGTGTACCGGGTTACGCTCACATTGCCGTCGCCAACATAGATGTAGGAGGCCGCGTTGCCCTTGTCGGGCTCGATACGCACGCCGCGAAACTTTTGGGCGGGGTCGGGCGCTGTGTTACCGGCGTCGGCGGTTGAAGTAACATTGGCGTGGGTTGTTGCGAAAGAGAAGGACAAAGCAGCGGGGTTGTTTGCCACCGAAGTTACGGTCAGACCGTTGAAATAAGTCGCGGTCGTAAATCCCCACAAGGTTACTTGCTGGCTTTTGTTGTAACCGATGTTAGGAAGAGAGGCCAACACAATGGTGGCCACACCATTCAGGATGGAGAATGAGACAGCGGCAACTGGGGTGCCGCTATAAATCGGAGTGGGTGTTCCAGCGGTTGCACTGACGGCTGCGATGGTCTGAGGAATCATTGTATTTATGCCTTTACTTTCTTTTTGAAAGGTAGCGCCAAGTTAATTGGTTTCTTCGGCTTGTCAGCCGGTTCGGATTTCTTAATAAGCCCTGCGAGGGCGGAACTCAAATTTGCCATAGTGGGGAACTCCCTACTTATCACTTTCAAAGTCAGATAAGTCGAATTTGTCCGACTCCTTGATGACCTTGGGGCGTCCTCGTTTTCCTGCTCCAACTACATATATGGTGCCGTCTGCCCGTTTTCTCGTGCCTCGCCCGATGGCCATATCTATTTGCTTTTTCAAATTTCTGGTATCCACTGTTTTGTCTGCAAGGATGGGCAAGCCTATTTCCTTGGCAATTTTTATCGCCTCCAACAGGGGGCTGGTTTTCCAACCCTTGACTTCGGCGTAGAGGGTGTAGGCACGAAGCTTCACCGGGTCGATTTTTCCTTTGGCGATGTCTCGCACCAGCCGGTGCAGGAATGCCTGTTGCGGGTCGTCATTGAAGTGTGCGGCCACAGCCATCTGAACTTTAAAGCGGCCAAACACCGCGTAACTCATCAACAAGGCAACGTGGTCGTTGGCGCACGGATAAGCCGTCCTGATGGCGTTTATCTGGTCGTAGTT